TTGGTCTAACAAAACCTTTGTTGCGCTTTCCGGCAACCCTGCCTTAAACTTCAATCCGGCGGTTGCTGTCTGCAATGCCGTTTCAACACGAATGCCGAACACCTCGTTTGTGTGGGTTTGTTCGGCTTGGTCGTATTTCGTTTTGAGGTCGTTGTATTGGGTCGTAACGCTTTGCAAATCTGCCTTTGCTTGCTTCAATGCCTTTGCGGTTTCCGCATCCGTCGCACCGTCGGCAATGGCTTTTTCCAAACGTGCCTTTTCTTTGGTTAGGCTGTCAATCTGTGATTGCAGACCGTTTGCGCCCTCAACTTTGGTTTTGAACTCGGTTAATACTCGTTTGGCGTAATCAAACGTTTTTTCGGTTCCGTTCTTGGCGATACCGGAAACGGCTAAAATGTCCGCATCCAAACCGCCGTAAATTTCCCCGGTTTTCTTTGCTATTACGCTATTTTCGTCGTTGACTGATAACGTGGTTATCGCTGTCAATTGTTCGTCGGTTAATCCGGCTAATGCCGCATTTGCCCTTAAAACATCAATCGTTAATGCCATAATCTTTCCCTTTGATTATTAAATTAATATTTGGTTACTTTTTGCCCTCGGCTTTGGCGTCCGCCTCGGCTTTTGCTTTGGCATCGGCTTTGGGTTCCTTTGCAGTTGTCGCCGGGATAACGCCCGCCGCTTTCAATTCTGCCAAAATCTCGGCTTTCAATGCTGCCTTTTCCTCGGCACGGGCTTTGGCGTCCGCCTCGGCTTTTGCTTTGGCATCGGCTTTGGCTTTTTCCTCGGCGGCTTTGGCTTTTTCTGCCTTTGCCTTTTCGTCCGCCTCGGCTTTCGCTTTCATGTACTCGTTGGGGTCGTGCAATACGGTAATCGTGTAACCCTGTTTTTTCAGATTGTCGGCAATGCTATTTTCATAACCCTTTTTGCCGAACTTCTGAATACGGGGAATTGATAACCGTTTGCCCGTTTCGCTGTCGAATTTCTTAATTTCGATAACGCAATGATACAAATGTTTCTCATTGTCCGGGACAATGTAGTTTTCGGGCGTAACGTCGATAATCGCAACGTCTTTAGTTTTGCCCTCGCTTACTTTCACTCGCATAATCGTTAAATTTACTTGTTATAAAATTTATCTTAGAGTTGAACGGCATATTATACCCAAACTCTAACACGTTCAAATATTCACGTTCAAATCTGCGTACAAAGTTAGCAAAATTCAACTTTATACGCATATCGTTTTCGCTGATAATCTGTTTGTCGTACAAATCCAATACCTCGTTACGGGTCAAATGTCGGTACGGTTCCAATTCCGCCAACGTCAACATACGTTGCAATTGGGTTGGATTGTTCCGGTATTCCGTTTCGATAATTTGGTTTTGTAGTGCGTCTAATTCCGCCTCGCTTGCGCCGCTTTCCTTTGCTACCTTGTAACGTTCCCGTAACTCCGTTGCGTTGGATAAATAAAACTCCGTGCCGTAATTGACTTTTGCAGAAACGAACAAACCGCCATACCTCAAACGGCAAACGGTTTCATCGACGAATTGTTGCGCCGCCTCAAATCCCTTTTTTACCCGGTTTAATACCGTGCTTTGGCTCTCAAAATTCGCCTGTATTTGTTGCTCGTTCAATGCGTCCCGTGTGGTTATTTCCTCGTTGGTTCCAACAACCGACGTAATAATGTCATTCTTTAGGCGGTTTTCTTCCTCAACGTTATAATCCAAACTCCCACGGTCAACGGTTAGCATTTGCACCGGGTTACGCAAATCGGGTTGTTTATCCCCGTCCGGTATTGGTATTTCAACGAACGAACCGACGCCGTTAATACGACTATCCCCGCATTTGGGGCAACGCATCAAAAGCCCGGCGGCGTCCAATCTGTAAAACCCTTGTTTGTCTTTCAAAAACCCACCGTCGCAATAATCGCCATTTTCGCCGTTACTGAAATCGCATGATTGTTCGTAACCGGAATATATCGGATATGCTCCGTATAAATCTAAATGTCGTTTACTGATATGATAAAACAAAAACCAATCCAACGCCTCCAATTGCTTGGTTAGCGGGGATTGCTTAACGTCGGGTTCCGATAAACTCAACGGTTCATTCCAAAAGAAACGGGCGGGACAATAACCGACGTCGTGCGGGTTATCAATCAGCAATTCGCCGATATTGTGGTTTTTGTCCTCTCTGAAAACTCTATAACGTTCGTCGTCAATTACTGCGATACGTTCCCCGTCTTGCCTAAATATGATATAATCCATTACCCCCGTCGTCGGGTTGGCTCTGTAATCAATCACGGATGCAATAGGCAACCAATAGAAATACGGTTGCGGGTATTTGTCGGCGGGGTTTTGTTCGCTCGGCATATCGACAATAAGAACGCTATTTATTTCGGTTTGGAAAAACTCCCATCCTTTTGTACTCCAAATTTCCGGTTCGTGTAATACGTCTTGGCGGTAATACTCCCAATCGTCCCTTTGTTCCGGGTTTTGGAACTGATAATTGAACGCCGGGTTACGACCGTCAAAAATCCGGCTCAACTTATCAAAACAAACGCCCGTTACCTCGTTTGTTTTAACGGGGTAACGGAACAATGTTTTGAACATCTTAAATTTGTCATGCGGCAATAGGTTAGAAACAAATGCCATAAAATCCGTAATCGGTTGGCAAATGTCAAACGACGTAATACGGGTGCGGGCGTGAAAATTAATGCGCTGTTGATGATAAATAGCCCTATTTATCGTGTTGCGCTTTTTCGGCTCCGTTATCCGCTTTTTTATTTCGCTTATATCCAATCCCATTGTCTTTGTCAAATTT